AAGTGTCGATGATTGCTGGTACCCCTGGTGCTGGTAAGTCGACACTTGCTCTTGCGTTAGCGCTGAACACTAAAGTACCGACACTATATGTAAGTGCAGACACAAACGCTCACACCATGGCTATGCGCTTGCTATCCATGATTACGGGCAAGACTCAGACCGAAGCAGAAGCGATGCTTGCTGAAAAGGTTGATGAGTCTAGGAAAATCATAAATGATTCTTCAGGGCATATCTTTTGGTCATTTGACTCAGCGCCAACGCTGGCAGATGTAGACCAAGAGGTTCTTGCTTTTGAAGAATTGTGGGGCTGTGCTCCAACTCTTATCGTTGTAGATAACCTTATGGATATTTCCAATGATGGGGGAGAAGAGTTTGCGGGTATGCGCTCTACAATAAAGGAGTTAAAGTATCTTGCAAGAGATACCAACTCCGCAATTATCGTACTGCATCACACCAAGGAGTCGTATGTAGGTAATCCGTGTCAACCACGAAGTGCCCTTCAAGGCATGGTTGCACAGTTACCTGCGCTGATTTGCACGGTAGGTTCCGACGCGCCAGGATATATAGCCGTCGCGCCCGTAAAGAACCGATATGGCAAAGCAGACCCTTCAGGGGGTACGGCTCATTGGCTTCAGTTTAACCCTGAAATTATGGACGTATCAGATATCCCAGATAGGTCCTAATGTCCAGACCAATCTCAGAACTCAAACCGAGTTATGACAAGGCGATGGATATCCGTGGTAATCCAACTACGGTATGCATCTGTGGGAGTTTCGTATGGAATCTCAAGGTAGTCTTCGCAGAAGACAATACCATTGGGATGTATTTTCTAGATATGGAGTGTGCTGACTGTGGAACACAGGCAACCGCGCCCATTGAGGAGTAAACATGAAACTATCAACAGCATCAATAATGTTAGCGATTGTAATATCTGTGGAAACTATGCCCCACGCTGTGGGTGCGTGGCTCATACGCCCGTCAATACCCCCAGCATCGGTATCGTTGCAGGGGTCAATGATGATAGACCACAAAACATACGCAAAAATGATGGCAAAAGCAAAACTAAATAAAGTGTTTGGTAAGAAGGCTGACCAGGAATGGGACGCACTTACCAAGTTATGGGGTAAGGAATCTGCTTGGAACTGGAAAGCCAAGAACCCTACCTCGAGTGCTTATGGTGTTGCCCAAGTCTTGGGTACGCCTAAGAACTCTACAATTGAATACCAAGTGAATATGGGGATTAAGTACATCATTCACCGTTACGATACGCCTACCAAGGCGTGGAAGTTTTGGCAAAGGAATGGTTGGTACTAAATGTCAAGCAAGTCCAAAATTAAAGGGTCGCAGGCTGAGCGCGATGTAGTTAAATATCTACAAGAGTGGTTCCCGTACGCAGAAAGACGGCTTGCGGGAGCCACTTTAGATAAAGGAGATATCTCTGGTATCAATGGTGTCTGTATTGAGATAAAGAACCACGCCAAGATGGACTTGGCTGGATGGTTAGCAGAACTAGAATTAGAAACAAAGAATGCTAAAGCATGGACTGGTGCAGTAATTCATAAACGTAAGGGCAAAGGCAACCCTGCTGATTGGTATGCTACTATGCCTGTATCTGTATGGGTAGAACTTTTGCGAAAGGCTATAAACCATGGAAAAGCCTGATATATCAGTGATTTTAGAGCACTACGGCGCCCGAGTACCGACAAGACATGGGTGGTTCTCAATGAAGTGTCCGTTCCATGACGATAAGCACAATAGTGCCTCAGCGACAAGGGATGAGAATGCTTTTTGTTGTTTTGCATGCCAAATCAAAGGGGATGGGTATGCTATAATTATGGCTAAAGAAGGGGTGGGATTCCGTGAAGCAATCAACATCGCAAAGAGAATCTTTAATGAGAGCGGCAAAGTATTACCACAGCGCTCTTCACGAAGCAGAGGATTATCTCGTAGAACGAGGACTCACGATGGAGGCAGCGGAGAAAGCACGCTTGGGCGTCGTTTTAGACCCGCTCACGGGTCATGAGCAATACGTCAATAGATTGGCTATCCCGTACCTCACAAAGTCGGGTGTTGTTGATATTCGATTCAGAAGTCTCGGACATGAAGAACCGAGATACATGGGACTTACAGGCGCATCGACTCATTTGTATAACGTGGGCGCGTTTTTCCGTGCATCGACATACATATGTATATGCGAAGGTGAAATTGACACGATTACATTGGATTATATGTGCAATATCCCTGCGGTTGGCGTTCCTGGTGTCAATAATTGGAAGAAACATTACACTAGGCTCCTTTCTGACTTTGAGAAGGTTTTCTTGTTCGCAGACGGAGATAATGCAGGAGTTGAGTTCGCTAAATCTTTATCCCGAGAGTTGTCTTCTCTCGTCGTCATACAAGCGCCGGAAGGCGAAGACGTGAACTCAATGTACAGGATACACGGTGCTGATTACTTCAAAGAAAAGATTGCGGGGGCACAGTAATGTTGTTACCTGAACAAGACGGTAAATTTGTCTGTAAAGCAGACGATTTTAGAACTGATAATCTGTTTACATATATGGACCATTTTGGTGTTGAGTATGACTGGATGGTTAGATTGAACCATAAGTTCACTCTCAACCTATTTAGTTTCTTGAGCGAAATGGCTTACTTCTTAAACGAAGACAAGATAGATGACGCATGGGAGCACCTACAAAGTGTAACCTTGCTCCTGATAAATGCTAGCGGTGAAGACTTTGATGAGTTTATCGAAGAGGCTCAGTTAATTGCTGGTTCCGTAGAGATGTTTGAGCAGATAGAGAGATATTTAGATGACAATGATTCTCAATGACATCGAGCCATCAACATTTGAGATAAACGTGATGGAAGTATTTAATGAACTAGAAAACTTACTTCTCCAAAAGCATTACGACTACGGACCCCGGAATATTGCAGATGCTCCCGGTGGTGCAATCAATGGTTTGCGGGTCAGAATGCATGATAAATTGGCTCGCATTAACAACTTAATAGACAATGGTAAATCTCCTCAGAACGAATCCTTTGAGGATTCTTTCAAGGATTTGGCTAACTATGCAATCATTGGATTGCTAGTTCTTAGAGGAAAGTGGAACAATGATTAAAAAATTCGGACCGTACAAAGGAAGTAAACAAAATGGAGGACGACCAATCTATGTCTTTAAAAAGAAGAAGAAAGATGGAACAACTGTCACTACTTCTTCTAATAAAGCCAGGGTGGATTACGAAGAATCTACTGGAAAATCTTTACCGCGAAGAAAAGAAGTAGACCATATCAACAACAAGGGACGTGCCGGGGATGACCGTAAAGGTAACCTTCGTGTTGTTTCTAAGTCCAAAAATGTCGCTATGGAGAACAAGCGCAGAGCCAAAAAGAAGCCTGCCAAAAAACGAAAGAAGAAATAGTGGCTAAGAAAAAACATAACGTAAAGCGCGTAGTAGTCTTATCAGATATACAGTCTCCTAGCCATGACGCTAGAGCGATTACAGCACTACAAGATTTCGTTTATGATTTTGAACCTGACGAGTTGTACTGCGTTGGTGATGAGGCGGATAGTCCTGAACCATCTCGTTGGAATAAAGGTAGAGCAGGCGAATACGCTAAGACTTTACAAGCAGGATTAGATAAAACATCCGAGATTATGGAAGGCTTCAAGGATGTAATAGGGGACAAGCCTTTCCATGTAATGAGGAGTAATCATGGGGACAGAGTCAGAAACTATATTGACAGATACGCTCCGGCTCTTGCAAGCCTCCGCTCTCTCGAGTATGAGACTTTGCTTAGATACGACGAACTCGATATTACTTTCCATGACAAGATATGGCAATTCGCCCCAGGATGGGCTCTTGCTCACGGAGACGAAGGAAATCTTATACAAACTTCGGGGGGAACTGCGCTTAGCCTTGCGAGACGTATCGGATTATCTGTCGTATGTGGACACACCCACAGACAAGGTATCCAACATTACCACGTTGGTTACAATGGACGGATTAGTGCAAGACTCTTTGGAGTTGAAGTCGGACATCTAATGGATTTGAACAAAGCAGATTACTTGTCTACTGGTGCTGCGAACTGGCAGCAAGGTTTTGCAATTCTGTATATCCGCAGAACTAATGTTACGCCTGTCAATGTTCCAATCATTGGTCGTTCTTTTACGGTGGAGGGTAAAACTTACGCATGGTAATAGAACGGTATGAAGGGCTTGTTGGCGCTATTGCCTATGAGTTTTCCCGTAAATACCATATGATTGAACCAGCAGACATACGACAAGAACTATGGCTCTGGTTCCTCACACATCCCAACAAAGTTAATGTATGGGAAGGATTAGATGACAAACAAGCAGTTAAACTTATTAGCCGGTCTCTTAGGAATGCAGCGAAAGATTACTGCCAAAAAGAAAAAGCACGCATTGTTGGATACAATGTTGAAGATAACTATTACTATGACCGTCAAATATTGGAAATTCTTATCCCTGCTACTCTTAGAGGCGATTCTACTGCTCCTTCTATGGTTGATTTAGGATTTACTTCAACTAGAAAAGTAGCCTCCGAAGGCGGTAATTGGTTTGCTATGATGAGTGACATAGATAAGGCTCTCAAGAAATTACCAGAAGACCAGTACAACATTTTGTACTCACGCTTCTGCGACGGACTAGATAACTCAGGTCTGGCTTTAGAACTCCAGATATCTGATGATGCTGCTAGAATGAGAGTCAACCGAGCGCTCAACAGTTTATTAAATTTACTAGGTGGTTCAAGACCACGAAGAGAACGAGACTACAAGGATGGTGAAGTAAGTGGAGAATCAATTGACGTTGAAACAGATGCTGGAGACGTTGGAGACGAAGTTGAACGACAAGAGTTGGACTGATACTCAAGAAAAAGAGTTCGTTAAACTACTTGATGATATGAGCAAGGCTACTCATAATCTCGCTACTCGTACATATATTATGGCTGACATAATTGATAAGTTTTATGAGACAATTGTTGATTTATTTGAGATGACTCCTGAATCGGCTACGTCTGTCCCGCAAAACGGCGATGTCTATCCCGAGTCCAACACAAACTTTTCGGCGGGGGGCGCGGAGTGATTTGCGCACAATGCGCTGTTGGCGCATATCTTAACAGTAAAGGTGACCCTGCTGCGAAACACTCACACGAGTTATGTAAAGGCTGTGATTGCCAGCATAAGTTAGGTAGCGGGTGGGTAAAAGTCATTAAAAAAGCCCCCACCACCGAAGTGGCAGGGGCTTGAGTGTACGATTTTCGTACACTTAGTCTGATTTTGTAGGGTGTAATAATCCAGTAGAGTCTTCTGTCATACCAGTAAAAATTACAACCTCATCATTGTATTTCACAATGTAAGCATCAGGAAACAATGAGTAAATGTCAGTAGATATGTCAGATATCCTCATGCGACATTGACCCATTTCATAGCAGTACGAAGCAAGTTGTCGTAATCTCCAGCCATTGACTCCTGGAGATACATCTCAACTTCATCGTTAGGTACGCCCTCTTTGCGGAGGGCGTTTGATACGCTTGCCATTACAGCAAACGCGTTGCCGTCTTGTCCAGCCAAATTGACTGTGACATTATCGTATTTAGCCATTGTTCTCTTTCTGTACGATTATCGTACACTAGGGTTATAGAGCAAAGTATAGGAGTAATGCGAATACATTAACAACACCAACAGTTATCCAAAGGATAAGTGCTAGTTGTTGCCCTACACTTTCATAAGGTGCGTAGTCATCATTTTCGTACACTATTCACCCTTTCTTACAAGAAAAGGGGTGGAGTCATAAGTATCAAGTATGAACAAAGGTGTGATACCTAACTTTTCTTGTAGTTTAGTACGCTCTATGCGGTCAAGACCGCCCCATATTCCCGCTAATCCTGAATATGCGAGAGCGTAATTACGGCACTCCATTAGCGCAGGACACTCGTTACATATCTTACGAGCCTTCATAGCGTCAGGAGTACGCGACCATGACTTATTGTTACCGTGAATTTCTTCGGGAAACCATAGTTTAGGGTCGTGGTCGTAGCATAGTGCTTTCTCTTTGAAGTTGGGCATGTGATTATCAATCATTATCACTCCCAACTGTACGATTATCGTACATTATCTTAGAGAACGCACATGCTTGGCAGTATGCGTAAGTGCTGTCATCATAGTTCGGCACGACAAGTGCCACACCACACTTCCAGCACTCACGCTGTACGTATGTCGTTGTCATTTTCTTCTACTTTCTCTAGCGGTAATTGACCCGCTAGGGTTCGATACTCAACGGCTTTGAGCATCAGGGCAGAGTAATCAGTTAGCCTGCCCTCCAATAGAGCCGTATAAGCACTATTGGAATACATATCCGCTCTCTTGCTTAAGTAGAACGGAGTTGGTGGAACTGCTTTCCATGGTTTCTTAGCCACGATTCCATACAGGCGCATAGACAACTTCGACAACTGACTCAATAGTCATGTTATCTGCCCATGCTTGCGCTGCCTCAATACTAGGAAACAACCCATAAGCAAGTGGATGTTGCTCTACGTTTTTTAGAGCGCGAACCATGAAACCGCTAACATACATGCCGTTTATCATTAGAATAACCACCCCCCTTGAGGTTCTCGTGTTTTGCTAACAGGGTGATAGCACATACACGTTCCAGGAAGTGAGTGACAATCATAGCAACTTAGACATCTATGGCAGTACGATTCTTTGCCTGCTTTGAGCATTTCCCAATAGTCGGATACGTCACCGCATACGAAGCAGTAAAGAAACTCCTCCTCCTCGTCATACTCAACCATGCCAGAGATGTCTGACATTTTTTGAGCATTGGTAGGTGTACGATAATCGTACACATAGTAGTTGTTCAGATAACAGGTATTATTAGACCACCAAACCTTGTTGGAGTCCTCAAGACCTTTATCGGCATGGAACAGATACAACTGGTGCTTGGCTATCGGATTGACAGTAAGCACGGCTATCTTAGAACCTGTGGTGAAATCCTCCAGCATGTTCCAGACTTGTGGGTTATCGAGTGACTCTACGCCACCGATAGTTGGAAGTAAGTCCTCGGCAAAGATACGAGTATCACTTCGCTTCTCTTGTGGATTCTCGATAACGCTGAGAATACCATTGTGAGCAAGGTAACTACCTGTGTCATCACCAACCATAAATGGGTGGCAGTTATCTAGAGTTGTCGTGCCATGTGTGGCATAGCGAGCATGCCAGATAGCATAGCCGTCAAGATACTTAGCGCGGTCATCAAAGAACCTGTTGATAGCCTCATCAGGATTCATGGTGCGGAAAGTATGGATACGGAACTCACTAGGTACTGCTATCGCATAGCCGAAGCCATGCGGATTGTTGAGTGCCGAGTTTTCCAACTTATCACGAGCAGGAAAAGTGTTCGGCGGTATTACGCATAACATACACATTGT